AAAAATATTTGGATCTGCAACTGGTATGATGTCTATTCTATCATCAAAGTCTACTTGTTTAATGTTCCGTGCTCCACCGACCACGTCGTATGGATATTCTGGTGGTAGATATTGCGATACCACTTTTGATAAAAGTTTGAATTCTTTTTTCATTCCTGCATATAATCTTTTATGTATTGCAGACATGACCCGTGAGCCACGTTCCAATAATGCTATCGTTGTTCCAACAGCCGCTTGTTGATTACCATCACCCACTTGCATGTCAGCAATAGCCGCGAACCTTTGACCAGCGGTTACAACAATACCCATTAATTGTAATAGTGTTGCTGATGGTTCTTTGTATGGTAATGGAAAGAACGCTTCTCTTAGGTTACCACCTGGTGCGTCCACATCTTTGAACTCACCAGGTTGTATTGGTGATGCTTCGTCTCGGACTCTCACTCCTCTTTGTTTAAATCCTGCAGGCAAGTTAGATAGGGTTCCTGCATCTAATAACTGACGTAAAGCAGCTGTCGCTGTTCTGCTTAATCCGCCAATCATGTGAATCAAACCGAAGCCATAAAATCCAAGTCCTGGAAGAAATTTGAAATGGACAAAGTATTGGATTTTACTTTTCTTTAGATCGTCAGGATTATAGTTTCTTCTAATAGATAATATTTTTCTACTAGCTTCTTCTACGGTTACTATGTAAGGGAGCTTAATTCCTGTAGGTTCACCTTCAGAATCTACTTCTTCAAATCCCTCAAGATCTAAATTTACGTGGCACTCTAAAATATTATACATTGGTTCTTGCTTACCAGTTTTTTTAGTGCCTTCTAGTTGTCGTTCTTTTTTCTCTAATTCGTTATTTGTATCTGGTCCTGGTGGGCCAAGTTCAATATCAGAATAAAAACCATTAACTTGTTGTTTACGTAAATCGTTCTCTGATATTTTTATTGTGTGTATAATTGATTCCGCATCATCTAAAGAGTTTGCAGTATAAGGTACAATTAAATCTTCTGCTGGTACAAATTTAGAAACAGCTCTACCTAAAAGTTGATCGTAGTAAACTTTTTTAAAAGTTGATCCTGCAAGTGGTAAATGAAACAACATTGAATCAAACTCTGGTTCGTACTCTTGCATTTGATCCATCAATAAATAATTCATGTAATCTTTTACACGTTGCGATTGTTGTTCAACGGGTGGACTAGAGACACCAATGATCTGTGTTCTAACTGGTCCTTCTGCTGGTAGTAATTCTTTGTAAGCTTGTGCTTGAAACTGTGTGACTGCTTCTGCTAACACTGGGTGAGTTGCACCAGATGCTCCTTGAAAAGGTTCTGTTCTATTTTCGTATTTAAATCCTAAAAGATCTAAACCTTGAATGTATCCTTGCTCCCAGTCTTTTCTGGAAGTTTTATAATCCATGTAATTTTGCACCATCTCGTTTCCAAGAGGGTCTAAAATATCTTCTGGTAAAATGTCAGCGAGATTATCAAAATGATTTTCTGTTCCAGGTATGTTGATTGCACCTGGTTCAAAATCAATCGTTGCACCACCATCTTCTTCTGGTGTTACTTCTACGGGTAATTTTTCTACAACTTCTTCTTTAACATCGACTTCTTCAGATGGTACTTCGACTTCGGTTCTTACCTGATTGGGAAGCGACTTGTCTATTTCTGCCATTTAATTTCTCCAGTTTGATCGTTTTAACTTGTTTTAACGGAACATTCAACCCCTGTGGATTGGGTCCACGCAAAGGTGGGATTGTGGTAGTGAGCTTTTTTACCACTAAAATCCTCGTTTTGCTAGTTTAGGTTTCTTGATTAGACCACCTTTAAAGTTTGGTTTTCTGCCTTTTAATTTTTTAGCAGTTGATTCAGCAACTGCGTCTCTAAACTCTTTTCTTTTTTTAACAACTTCATCAAAACCTTTTTTTACCATTTTTACAGCAGAAGGAGGTAATCTTTTTTTAGCTGCTTTTAAAACACCTTGAGTATATTCTTTAGCAGAATCAAGTCTTGATTGCGCTTTGTTTAAATTTTTAAAACTTCCACCACCAGATGTTTGAGCTTTATTTAATTTTTCAATTTCTTTTCTAAATTTTTTTAGCACTGGCTTTGCTAACATTAACGGAATTTTAACCATCAGTAATACGTCCTTTTCTTCTGTTCTTTGATCTCCTCTACATAATCCTCTGGGTGATCTATCAGTCCACCTTGTCTGAATCTCAAGATCGCTTGTGTAGTTGAGTCAACTAAATCATCGTGATCTCCATATGGAAAAGAAGCACACTCTTCAATCACCTCGTGAGCAAACTCTTCGTCAGGAGCCCATATCATACCAGATTCAAATAAAGGTGCAACAGCATTCACACGAGTAAATTTATCGTTGCCACGATTAGGGGAAAAATTAGTTACAGGTATATCCATTTTTCTTAACTCGTGAGTTAACGGCAGTCCACTTGCCTTAGACTCAATAATAACTGTTTCAGGCTGCCAGTATTTATATTGCTCTAGTGCCACTCGTCTTAACTCAGGAAACTCATATCGTCCCTTAACTGCATCAAGCAACATAAGATTTGCTCCAGAGTCTTCATTAGGGTACCAAACACCCCAAGTGGTGATGGCAGAATAATCTGATGTTTCTTTTTTCGTGAAGGCTGTATCGTATGATTGTATGATGTGATAAATATTTGGCATGTAATCTTTTTCCCATTTATTCCACCACTCACGTTTTAATATTGCACCTTCTTCAGAAGTTGGGTTTTGCATCCACTGCGCGTTCCATTTCGCGTTAGGCAGAACCGCTTTTACTTTTTCTAATTCCTCTGCACTCCAATACTCCGGCCACACTGGTCCGTTGTCCATGATCGCCGGAAATTCGACCACGTGCCACTGGTCTGCTTTTGCTTCTGTCTGTGATGCGATTAATTTTGCTGTTAAATCTTTTGTACTCCACCTTGTCATTACAACTACAATTTTACCACCAGGTTGCAAACGTTGACGAGCACCTGATGTATACCACTCGTATGCTTTTTCTAAAAGGTCCTTGGACATTGCATCTTGTTCAGAGTGTGGATCGTCAATAATTAATAGATCAGCACCACGACCTGTTATTGCTCCACCCACACCAGCTGCAAAGTATTCACCGCCTTGTTTTGTTTCCCAACGTCCTGCAGCTTTAGAATCTTCTTGAAGTTTTGTTTTAAATAATTCTTGATACTCTTTTGAGTCGATTACGTTTTTTGCCTTACGGCCGAAACGTATCGCTAGTTCTGCTGTGTGCGTTGCCTGAATGATTTTGAGTTTTGGATCAAGGCCCACCATCCACGCAGGTAATAAACACGATGCAAATTCTGATTTAGTATGTCTGGGTGGCATATTAATAATTAATCTATTTATTTCACCCGATGCCAGTTGATTAAACTTGTCTGCAATGTGCCTGTGGTGGGACCCCTCTACAAAGTCTCGCCAAACATATTTTACAAAATTTAAAAAATCACTTTGAACACCTTCTTTGATGTCCTCCCTTTTTCGCAAGAGTTTTTTTAATTTGTATTCGTGTTGAATTTTTGCGGGTAACTTATTTTCATCTATTTTAATAGTTTCTTTCATATGGTACCAAAAGTATTTTTAACCCCTACGGCCGTGTAAATCAAGCATATATATACATACATTAGGATCCCTATCTAGATTTAGGGGGGGATGGCGGTCTAAAAAATTTCATTTTTTGGTGTGCCGTTGGGACCACTATTAGATTAATGAACCACGCGCCACGAACCACGCGCCACGCATAAAAAAACCTGGCCAGGAAAATCCTGGCCAGGTCAAGGGAGTACTAAACTTGTATTGATTAACTAAAGTTAAACTCTAGCTGTTGAGATTTTTTTGGTTCTGGTTCTGGCTTTATGCCGTCTGTTCTTTTATACCTACAAACAATTACACTTGGTTTAAATTCAACAGTATCGCCGAACTCAACATTGTCCCATTGTGCCAAAAATTCCTCAATGCATTTAGCAATATATATCAAGTTCATTTTGGGCTTTTCTTGACGACTAGCATAATGGTCAATTTGATCTTTAATTAATTCATAAAGATCAAAGCCGTGTTTATAACCCAACTTTATGCCGTCTATTCTTATCGTTCTTTTTTTCATATTGTCCCTTTTTAGTTGTTTAATTTATTTTCAATAATTTGAAAATATTCACTTGATTAGCATTTTTAAAAATGCTAGTCAAGGAGTATGGAGGACATTTATGGATAATAAATATAATGGTTGGTCTAACTACGAAACTTGGAACTTTAAGTTGTGGTTAGACAATGACGAAAAAACCCATAAATTTGTAATCAATAAGATTAAAGAGATTAGATCAAAATTTAGTAATGACGATTGGAAAGACTTTGTTATTACTAGAGAGAAGGCTTATAGGTTAGCGTCTGATTTTTTAAGGTCTTATATTGAGGACAATGCGCCAGAATTAGAAATATCAAAAAATGGGTATTATAGTGATATTTTAAATGCTGGTCTAAGGGTTATTAATACTTATGAAATAGCGCAAAGCTATTTTGAGGATCTTGAACTTGATAAATGGTGGTTAAGATCCGCTTAAAAGTTTCATGAGCCGTGAGCATTGGTTCACGGCTCATCATCCGTAGGTTATAGATCTTAAAACCTACGGATATTATTACGGGGTCTGGTGTACTGTACGAGCTAGACGGCTGAAGACCAGACCCCGTAATAATTAGAGGGTCTATAAGAGTTGAAATGCTTTGTAGGATGTGCACAACAAAGCACTACTTATAGACCCTCTAATTATTAGGAATTTTATTTTTATTTTATTTTTCAAGGCACAAGCTAGAATTTTCATTTAATAACGCACAAGCGGTCAATGATCCATGAACAACGGACAAGCGCAAGCGGTTCAAAAAGTTTTGAACGTGGTTCACGGCTCACGGGTTTTTGCAAGTGTCACGCGCTAGACACGCGGTCAAAATTAAGAAAAATTATATTTTATGCTGATTTTTTATTCCGTGACAAGGGGGGTATTAAAGGCAATCTTGACAATATCTTTTATCAAAATTAGACCTATAATCACCTCGTATATACTCACCACAGCAACGGCAATTAGAAAAATAATCAGTTTTTTTGCTGTTATCTTTTTTCTTACGGGGTTTTTTTAGTTCTTTTTTAGGTTGAATATTAGATAGCATATTAAATAACCGCCTATTATTAGTGTTAAGTCAATTATCATTTTGGAAATTCTATTATATTAAATGATCTATTGAATATAAAACTGAATTCAATTAATTTTTTGTCTTTATGCTCAAGCCCCTTGTCTATAATTTTGGTTTTATAGCAATCTTGACAAACACTTATAGTCTCAAATTTAATTAAATTATTGTCTTTATTGCAATTGTAACATTTAGTCATATTATAATTTGTCATATTTGTTTTTTAATTCTTGATATTCTTTATGTTTATTATCTTTTAGAATATTTAAACCGTGTTCTATTTGATCTGTTAAATCATACAACCAACCTTGAGTAATATCTAAATTTTTTTGTTTTATTTCTGTAAGAATATTAATCATTACATCACAAGAAATACACACATAATTTTTATTATTCATATTATAATTTATCCCTCATTTTTTGGGCAACATATTCAACAACCAACCAACTTAAAACAGATTTAAAACTGTCGTGATCCTCAATATATTGTGTGTCACCATCATATTTTAAAAAATCTATTAACCCGCCTTTATTATTTATTATTTTCCAAATTTCTTTTTTATTTCTGTCATAAAAAGATTGTGGGTTTTTTAAACTACTACGATCAAAAAAATCAGTTCCATTGTTATTTGCGATCCAATCAATAGTAATAGTTTTATTCAGTTCTTTTAGTATTTCTTTTTTAATTGTCATATTATAATTTATCTAAATCAGGATCAGGAAATTTGTCATTGTTTTTAATATCTTGCTTAACTTTATTAATTGACCCCTCTATTAATGTTTTAACTTTAATATAGCTTGTAAAATCTATATTGTTTTTCATAGTGTTTATTTCTGTTAATAAGTCTCTTAATGCGAATAACTTACCATACCGCCTAGCTGAACTTGAACTATCTTGAATATTTTTAACAGCATCTAAAAATAAATCTGTCATTATGTCCTCACTTTCATTTGTTTATGTCTTTATATATGGGACAATAAACCATTGTCCCATATATTGTCAAGTGTTAATTATATCTTTTATTCTCTAGTCTAAGTTGTTTTGACTTATCCCAGATAATATTTATTCCAGATAAAATTTGCTCTAATTGAGATTGCAATTGTTCTGGAACTCCGCACTCCCAGATTTTATGCTTAGAGGCTTTTTTGTATAGTTTAAGTTCTTTTAACTTTTTACCCTCTTTCATATTTTCAACTTTTTGTTGAGCAATGAATTCAGCAAACTCTCTAAGTTGATCTCGACAATCTTCTGGTGTTATTCCACGTCCATAATTATCACTTCTGTAATAATTATCTCGATCATTTTTATCTTTAAACTTATAATTTAATTTTTGTTTTAAATTATTGTCTTTTATTTTACCGAAAAATGTCACCGCTTGGCGCTGAGCAACCTCTAATTGTTCAACCGCTTTTTGTAGGTTGTCAATAACCTTGTCAGCTTTTATCTTTTTGGCTAAATATGTCATAGCAATCTCTGTTTGTTCAGTTAAAACAGATTTTAACTCCAACTCCGCCATTTTTATTATAGGGTCTATTTCCTCGTCAACCCTTTGTTCCAACTTTGTTATTTGATACTTAGTCGGATATGTCGCTTTGCTCATTATGTCCTCACTTTCATTTATTGTTTATGTCTTTATATTTTTTTTATATCACTATTGACAATAGTGTCAATAGGGATTATATAGGATATTGACAATTAATTGTTTAATTTATTGTCCTTAAATATGGGTCTGTTGTGTTTCGAAGCTGTACGGCTTTCACCAGATACAATAGACCCTAACAAAAATGAAAGTATGACAGAAAAAAATTATTATATAGGATTATCTGATATATCATTTTATTTAACAGATGATGACGGCAACATAAAAACAGATAAAAACGGAAATGAAATAACTTACAGATTAAAAGACGGAATAAGATATAAGCCATTAGAATATATAACAGAGGGTATAGAATTAGATATGTTAGAAAAAATATGAAATTATATAAATCTAAAAAGTTATTAAATATAGATAACAATGCAAAAACAATAAAGGGTCAAAAATACAAATATATGACCGCAATTCTATATCTAGCACCGCAACGGACAAGCGGTTTTAATGTCTGTCCCCTTGCTAGTAAAGGTTGTATGGCAAGTTGTTTAAATACGGCGGGGCGGGGTCAAATGGATTCAGTTCAACAAGGTCGTATTAATAAAACAAAATGGTATTTTTTAGAACGTGACAGCTTTTTAAATCAGTTAAGAATAGAAATTAAAAGACATATTTTAAGATGTAAAAAAAACGGGTTCAAGCCCGCTATACGTTTAAATGGCACTAGTGATATAGACTGGAATATTCACGGCTTATATAATGAATTTCCGAAAGTTAAATTTTATGATTATACCAAAATATACAAGCGAGCATTAAAGTATGTAAAAAAAGAATATCCGAAAAATTATCATTTAACTTATAGTTTAAATGAGGATAACAAGGCGCAAGCGCTTGACATATTAAAACGTGGCGGAAATATAAGCGCCGTTTTTAGATCAAAAAAGCTACCAAAAAGATTTTTAAATTATAAAGTTTTTAACGGTGATAAATCTGATTTACGTTTTAATGATCCAAAAAATGTCATTGTTGGTCTTTATGCTAAAGGTAGAGCATTAAAAGACAATACGGGATTTGTGCAAGATGTTTAATTTTGTGCGAATAGAGGTCGATTTGTGAGCGTGTACGCCTCTATAAAGAGTGACGCCACCAACAGGCGCAAGCGCAAGCGGGCGTCTGTTGTAAAACTAACAAGCGAGCGAGCAGAAAGGATAATATGAAAAAACATAAAATAACTGATTGGACAATTACCGCAATTGTAGAACGACCAAACGGCACTTGGTACGATCATACCATTACTGATTTTCCAGAACATATTGGAATTACAATAAATGAATGGTTACAAGATTATAAAACAACGGAAGAGGCAGCTGATGACACAACGCGATGACGGACACGACTATCGAGATAGTAAGAACAAGGCGCAGGCGTATGAACGTAAGCAAAAGTATGAGGCAATAATTGATATGGTTATAAGGTGGTTAGATTCTAATATAAATGACCCACCAATGGGATCAATTGGTATAGCTACTGATAGCGCAGACTTAAAACAAAAAATAGAATTAGCATTAGATCCAAACACAACCAAAAAACAAATAGAGGACGGGGACTTATGAAAAAAAATGAAGTGACTATTGTCTGGGGTACAGAGGCAGTTAGAAGAATAGAAAAACCTATTAAAGGTTATACTAAAATAAAATATAAATTTAATACCGAGAGTGAATTAGACGCTTTTATAAAAGGTGTTGATGAGGGCAATGGGTGGTTAGAATACGAGGTGCAAAAATCATAATTATCTGGACATATACGATATATTACGATAAGAGCACAAGCTATGGGTCTACCTAAAAAACTAACAGAACGACAGATTAAATTTGCAGAATTGCTGGTATACAACGAGGGGCGCAAGAGCCCGAGCGAGTGTGCCTACGAGGCAGGGTACA